CTAGGGCTATTATATTCCCAGAAATAAAGGGGGGCATAGCCCCCCTGTGGTATTATGCTCCAGGAGAGCCGAAAATACCTCTCCAATCAGACCAACCAAAGCTATAACGCTCTCTGGCCTTATAACGAACATTTCCGGTTTCAAAGTCACCTTCCATATTTGTTGATACAGCCGTTCGAACAAAATGCTTAAGTCCGTTAGGAACGTCAGTCTTCAGGAAGAACGCATCAGTATCAGTCAGATAATGATTTACGGTGTAGCCTTCAGGAACCATGCCCATATTGCGAACCGCGTTAATATCATTGTCTGCCGTACCAACTCTTCCAGGAGATTCAAGAAGCCTATCCGCAACAAACTGCAAAGCAGGTGGGATAATTAGCTTTCTTGCCTGAGCATTAATTTTAAGACCGCGCTCATCTTCGAACGCAGCAATATCAATCAACGCTTGCTCCAATGAAGTTTCATTCAAATCAGCTGCAGTAGACAGCTCATTTTTCTGATCTTCATTTCCAACGGTTGGGTGGTCAGTTGCACAAAGCTCTTTTCCATCACCACCAACATAAGAAGAACTAAAAGCATTATTTAAAATGTTAGCTGCCTTAATTTGCTTAGTGGTCATCATGGAACGTGCTAGTGCGCGTGTGTAACGAGAAGACAGAGTGTCATACAAATTGTCCTCGATGGCTTCTTCAGTCAAACTAAAGGCCAAAGCGACCGTGTCGTGTGTATAACGTGCTGTCCATGCTTCCTGTGCAGTGTCGTAGTTCACCGCAGAGCCTTCGCTCTTAACCGGTGCTTCTCCAAAACCAGTCAGCATTACTTCTTCCTCGTAAGCCCTTTCAGAGTTTTCTGTGTCGAAAATCTCTTCGTGCTCATTCGGATAACGATCATACTCTAGTCCAAAGAGAGCATGAAGGCCAGGAACAAGCTCTTTAACGAGTTGTGCTCTATTAATAGCCATTAATTACTCTCCTTAAACTGCGAAGGTGTTAGTTGGGAATGTAAAGTATGCCCGAGCACTAGCACCGATGCTGTTGCTGGGAGAATCTACAAAACCGACACATAAAGCAACACCACTAGAAGTAGTAGCTGTTACACCCTCTTTTGAACGTCCATTAGTAGAACTACCAGCAGTTGTACTTAAAGTGTACTTATTGCCGATAAAACTTACCGCAGGAGTTCCTGCTGTGAACTGTGCTTCAAACACAATACCAGGATCGGCATACACATATGCTTCCGCATCTGCGCTACCAAGTGTGGCTGTGCTTGCAGTCCAAGATTTAGAAAACGTAGGAGTCCCATCTGTAGCCGTGTAATACACACCGTAAAACACGCCAACAGGAGTTGAGGTTGCTCCCGCTTGGTTGATATAGCCCGAAGAAAGCGTGACTACGTCGCCGCTATAAATAGCAGTTCCGTATGCACTTGCAATACGCATTTTCTTGGGTCTAATTGTTCCCCCGTATAGGGAGAAAGCGGGGGTGAACCCATTAGGTGCATCCGTATTCGCCATTGTTAAACCCTCATATTAGAGTGATATTTAATCGGAACTTGGGTCCCGACTGCCAAATTCAACTTTAGAGTTCCTTTGAATGTCCCGTTTACTAATAGGCATTCTAGGATCACTATCCCGCAAAAGATCGTTGTCTACTCCCTGAAGCTGTTCCTGACTTCTTCGTGAAAAGTAATCAGTTCTTTCTTCTACGGTTTCCTCTGGGACTTTTGCAAGAACCAAGCCGCCTACTCCAATTGTACCCGCGTGCTTACCGTCGTCCACTGTAGGAGAGTCAAACTCTGGATAGTCTTCCGCTCTTACCGGTTCGAATCCTTCACGAATGCGTTTAGACATATTCGCTTTGTCATCGTGACCTCGGACTTCTGCACGTAACCACCTGTGTTTATACCCAGGAGGTGCTTCTGGGGCATCCAACATTGAAGGGGGTTGCCATGTTTTTCTGCGAGCTTTCTTTGCTCGTGTATCAGCAGACCTAGGAGTTCGATCTGTCATTCTTTATCTCCTCTATACATATTTTGCGTACTCTTCTAACGGCACTCCGATCCTTTTCGCAATTGCTACTTGCGAAGGAGAGAGTGAAACTTTGCGTGCTCCGCGATTAGGAGACCCAACCCCACGGCTAGGCCCAGCAACAGCGGGTTGTTGCACGGGTTTTGCTTGATCAAATTTTTGCGGGAAATATTCCTGCATTCTTTTGTCAACCTCTTTATAATAGTCCGGGGTTTGAGGGTTCCAAACTACTTGACCTCTTTGGTTATTCTCGGAGATTAAATCTTCGTGAATATCCATAGCAGCCTGAGTCATGACCCGATCCTGCCCGAACCATTTATTTCGTTCTGCCCAGTCTTCCGTGATAGGATCTATCGAAGGAGGTGGGGGCTGTGGAGCTTGTTGCTGCGGAGCAGCAGGTGGCTTTTCAGCTCTTACCTTTTGTTGTCTTTGTAAACGCTGAACATTCTGCGCTTCTAATGAAGTTTTAGCAACTGCTTCTGTAGCTAAGGCTATAGCCTCTGCATCGCCTAATTCCTGTGCTTCTTTAAGAGCTTTTCTAGCTCTCTCAGAATCAGACTTAACGCGAGCGTCATATTCATTAACTAATGTTGAATCTGAAGAAGTCAACTTAGTTTGAAGTGTTTGATTTTCAGCTTGAACATTTTGAGCAAATTTAATTGCTTCTTGTTCTCGCCTTTCTGCTTCACGCATACGATAAGTTAATTTATCGATGCGTTTTTTAACACCGGCACTATACTCATCTACCTCTTCAGTATGTTGAGTTTCTTCAATTGCTTGATCACTTGTGTCCACGTCAGGAGTGCTTTCTTGAATCACATCCGCTTCGTGAATATCAACTTCCTCTTCAGGAAGCTCTAGTTCTATATTTTGTTCAGCCACAGCTATAACTCCATATTATTGCAGAATGTCTTCTGGGTCGTTTATTACAGCAAGTACTTCATCATCGTTCAAAAGCCGCATACTGCCGCCTTCGATATTGAACCTAGCCCCTGCATAGCGTCCAAAAATAATAAAGTCCCCCTCTTTACACCAAGGCCCATCTGGAAACTTTTCCTTGTCTGCATATGCGCTTGGTCCAACAGAAACGACTAAGCCTACAATCGCAGCTATTCGTTCCTTTTCGAGAGTTTGCTTTGCAAGCATAATCCCACCTTTAGTGGTGGCTTTAGGCTCGTGAGGCAGGATTAAAATCCTGTATCCCGTGGGTACGGGAAGTCTGTCTGCGTGTGCTTCTACATTTTCAGGTGTAATCTGAGAATCTTCTTTCTCAGTGTCAGACCCGAAATTTAGGACACGATCCGGTACTGTTTCAGTCATTTATCTCTTCCATTTTAGAGTGCAGGTTCACGATTTCTTGTTCAGCGAAATTTAAACCTGATATTTCGCCTACTACTCTCACATAATGAGAGTAATCCTGTGCGTTGCCTGAGGCCAACATTTGCGAGAGTTCTTGTTGCCGCTCTCGTACTTTGCGAAGCATATGCTCCGAAAACTTTATATAGTCCATTAATCGCTAATGTATCTATAGAAATTCAAACCTTTAGTGGCTGCGCCACCGCCTTTTATTTTGGTTTCTTTACCATCAATAACTTTTCCAGCCGGTATTTCTTTGGCTTGAGCAAAACCTTCCGCAGATGCGCTCATGGGTTCTACTTTTACACCAGCCGCTTGAGAGCTTGGTTTAGGGTACTCATGATTGTATCGCTTCATTTAGATCTGCCTCCTCGCTTCATCATCTTAGGCGACTTTTTAGTTTTCTTTTTAGCTGGTCCACCTTTTTTCATCATCTTAGGCATTTTCTTTCTACCCTTCATTCTTGTCTCCTTCTGAATACAAATTATTAAAAGTTACTTTTGGATCCATGTAGCTGTCATGAATCTCTGCGCTATGTAAGTGCTGACTAGGATAAAAATCAGGTGCGCCTGACCCTGTCTCCCAAAGTGCTGGGTTAGTCGCTCTTACGCGGTTGTTAGGAAGTGCAACGATATTACCTGTCCATTTACCAGCATCTGTCAACTCTAACACATGGCTCTGTTTATGTTGCGCAGGATCATCAGCGATATCATTACCTGTGTAATCGACAGTAAAAAGATAACGTCCCGTGTAGAAGTCATTGTCTATTTTACAAAGCCAAGGACTAGAAGAAACACGATCCATTTTGATTACTGCGTGTTCATGAGAACTACAATCCCACGGCTGAGCTAAATGCGTAGGCATAGCTTCAGGCATCTCCTCTAAAACGGAGTCTGCAACAAGCGCGGTTATAGGCATCCTAGCCCACATCGCGCCACCGTGTATATTTTCTGCATCTTCTTCTGCATCAAGCTCAAACCCTGTAAAGACTACTTGAAAGGACAAGCACCTATCTGGAATGGTGTTTACCGCAAAAACAACCGCGTGTAAATACTCTCCGTGGTAGTCTAAATGATTGTGTGTAAATTCTTTTCGGATCCATGCGTTAAAATGAGGTATGTTGCTTAATAAATAAGCCACCTATTCCTGTTCTCTAGATTCGCGAACAACTTTCGCGATCTCAGTTAAGTTAGAATCCATATCTCTTTCATTTTGCATTTCAGCTTCTTGCAGATCTGCAGCAACCTTAATATCTGTCTGTCGTTCTTGAGAGTCTAGTTTCTCTAGTTCAAGCTCAGTCTTACGCTGCGCGTCTCTGTCTTTCTGAGACAACTTTTCGTATTCCAGATTCATTTGCTCTTCGAACATTTGACGTTGAGGATCTTGCTGCTGTGCGGCCATTGCTTGCGCTAACGCTTGCTCTTGGCCTGTTATTTGTTGTGTAGCTTGTGCTGCAGCTATCGCAATTTGGCTTTCCGTCTCTGGAGGCAGTTGTGGCATTTGACCATCCGGTCCAGGTTGTGGTAACTGAATACCTTGTTGTGCCAAAATCTGTTCCATCTGCACTCTGTACTTCAATGCAATATGCTCTTGAATATGTGCTTGCAGTGCTGACATAGCTTGCGGGTTTTGTTGTATTTGAGGGCTTTGCATAAACGCCATATGCGCTTGGATATGTGCGTCGTGGTTCTGTTGAATGAATGCTTTTAATGGTACATTCATTAAGGCATCCATATTTTCCTGAACAGGATCTTTAGGTGTTGGTTCAAATTCAGGAAGTAGTAAGTCGTCAATGTCTCGTATGTTTAACGCCAAATACATTTTACGAAACGCTTCCCGCATATTATGTAGTTGCGGTGCGCTTTGTGCCATCTGAAGCTGCGTTTGGGCTAAGATAATTCGTTGTGTGGTGCTGAAGATGTTAGGGTCAGAAACAGGAACAACATCTACGTTATCGCTAAAGTCTTCACGGAAAACACTTTCCTGTGCACCTTGTACTTGGTAAGGATACTCTTGTGGAAGTACTTCTCCGAAAATACGTTTGAGTATTTTGAATTCATTGCGCTGCGCATAATGCAATCGTTTATGAATTGCAGAAATAACCTTCTGACCTTTCTCTAACACTGCAACTGTAGTGCCTACTGGAGCATTTTGATTACCATCTCCAGTTCCTTGATCCATTACTGCTGCGAACTTCTGACCAGACTCAACTAAAAGACCTAATAGCTGCGCTAAGGTGCCACTTGGTTCTTTATAAGGTAGTGGCAAAAACGAATCGCGAATAACACCTCCAGGAGTGTCAACATCACGCCACTCTCCCGGTTGTATAGGGTCGTCAGAACGTTGAATATTTAATCCACGAGATTTAAAACCAGCAGGTAAGTTTGAAAGCGTTCCTGCATCAATTAATTGCCGTAATATTGCAGTAGCGGATTTAGTTACACCGCCAATCATGTGAATTAGGCCAAATCCGTAGAATCCCAGTCCAGGAAGGAATTTATAATGCGTAAAGTATTCAACTTTTCTACGCATGGGGTCTGTCGGGTCATAATTTTGCCGTATCGACAAAACTTCATTAGTATCTAAGCAAACAGTGATAATATATGGTAACGCCAAACCGGTAGGCTCGTCATTTTCATCTTTATCTTCAAAACCTTCTAAATCAAACTCGCCGTGTACTTCTAATAGTGTGTATTCGTCGTCTCCACCTGTACGATCTACGCCGTCAAGCTCATCTATCTTATCTTGTAGATCATTTTGCTTAATATACGAAGGAGACCCCATATCCACATCACGATAAAACCCAGATAGCTGTAATTTCTTTACATCATTCTCTGTCATCCTAATGACATGAGTAATTCGTGAAGCAGTTACTAAATCATTGGTTGTATACGGGACAACTAAGTCTTCTGCTTTAACAAAACGAGAAACCGCTCTACCTACAGAGGGATCGTAGTAACTTTTCTTAAAAGCAGATCCTGCCAAGGGGAGGTAAAACAACATTTGATCCATTTCAGGATCATATTCTTCCATCTTATAAGTAAGCTGGTAGTTCATGAAGTTTTTAACACGATTTGCTTGTTCAAGTTTTGGATCTGAGGTGACGCCCATCACTTGCGTGTCTACTGGTCCCCCTGCAGGCAGTAACTCGCGGTAAGTTTGTGCCTGAAAGTGCGTAACCGCTTCAGCTAGTAGCGGATGATACACGCCGCTTGCACCTTCGAAGGGTTCACTGCGTGTATTTGTTTTAATTCCTAATAAATCTAAACCGTCTCTGAAAGTTTCATACCAGTCTTGACGAGAATCTAAGTCGTCATGGTAATAAGACGTAATTTTTGAAGCAAGTTCACCTCTTGTGGACTCGTCTAGTATCTCAGCAATATTTTCGCCAAACGATATTGCATACTCTTCGTCAAATTCATCACCGAAACTAGCGAGACCCTCGTCGTCTATAAAAACTTCGACGGTTTCGTCTTCGAAAGGCTCCTCTTCTACTTCAATTTCAAATTGTTCAGCCATAACGCGGAACGATACCTCGTTTTAATTCAATAATAAATCAGTAATATGCACGGACTTTGGGGTAGTATTCCTCTTCGTCGTCGTAATCTGAGTCTAACCTCAAAAACCCCCCGTTTCTAAAGCGTATTAACGCTAATGTTGTGGAATCCACCAAATCATCATGCTCTCCGTTAGGAAAGTCCGTAACTTCTTCCATTAATTCTTCAGCCCAGCGGTTTTCTGGCACCCAAACCTTGCCCTCTTGGAAAATAGGGCTGACTGAATTCAACCTCGCAATCTTATCTTGGCCCTTGTTGGGTGAAAACGTGTTAATCGGTATGCCGAGTCTGCGTAATTCTTGCGTTAGCGGGATACCTGTTGCTTTTGTTTCAATGATTACAGAATCGGGGTCCCAATATTCGTACAAACGTATCGCTTCACGTTTGAGTTCGGGAAAGTCTAGCCGCTCTTTTACGCAATCAATCAAGATAATGTGGGCTTGACCTCCTGGATACATCTCATCGTTAATTTTTCCTTCCGGATAGAACACACCCCACGTAGTTATCGCTGTAAAGTCAGCACGTTCAGACTTTAAAAACGCCGTATCGTAACTTTGAATTAAATACTCACACGAAGGAGGTGCGTCGTTAGGCCAAATCTTAAACCATTCCTTCGGAATAATGGAAATACCCTCGCCGGTTGGCCGCTGCATGTACTGAGCCGCCCACTTCGAAGGAGGAACCGAAGCCTTAATAGACTCAAGCTCTTCTAATTTCCAAAACTCTGGCCATAACGACTTACCCGAGGGCAAGATTGCAGGAAACTCAATCAGCTCCCACTGGTCTGCATTCTTATCTTGCATCATTTTCTTGATTAATTTGCCCGTTAAGTCTTTTTTAGACCAACGAGTCATCACGATAACGATAGCACCTCCTGGTTGGAGACGCTGTCGGGGGCCAGTCATAAACCAATCGTAGGCTTCGTCTAGTGATTTATCGGAAAACGCATCTTGTTCGGAGTGAGGATCGTCAATAATAAACAGATCAGCACCACGACCTGCAAGTGCGCCGCCAATACCTGACGCATAATACTCACCGCGTTGCGAAGTTAACCATTTACCCGCGCTTCGTGAGTCAGCTTTTAGTTCTGTCTTAGGAAATATCTCGCGATATTCTTCAGTATCAATTAAGTCACGCACCTTACGACCAAAATTTATGGCTAGGTCAGCCGTGTGCGTTGCTTCAATAATTTTTAATTTAGGATTTTTTCCTAACAAGTAAGCAGGAAACAGGTGTGATGCAAATTCAGACTTCGTATGTCTGGGCGGCATATTGATAATTAACCGCTTTAGTTCGCCGCTTGCTATTTTATCAAACGCCTGTGCCATTTTACGGTGGTGATCACCGTTAATAAATTCAGGCCAGATGATTTTTACAAAGTCGATAAAGCTAGAGGCAGAAGTTTCTCTACGGTCCCGTTTTTCAAGTTCTTCAAGGAGGAGTGTAAATTCTTTTGCTTCACTCTTAGATAAGAATGACAGGTCTACGTTTTTTAGATCCTTGAGTACCTCACTCATTTACGAAACGTCGAGTCTAGTAGTTCATTAACTCTATCCCCTACTGGTCCTCCATCAGCTAAACCTTTAGGTGGGCCATATAACGCTCTTTTTGTCTTGCCTCGACTAGCGGGGACGTCACTGCCTCTATGGTATATAAATTCGCTTGGCTCTACGTCTAAGGCAGACTCTGGATACATAAACCGACGATCAGCTTCAAACTGTTCAGGAGTTTCTGGTAAAATATCGCGTCTTCTCGGAGTAATCATAAGATTAGCAGCATCTTTAGCACCTGGACCTGTTGCAAAATCAGGAGTATCCATTTCAGAAAACAGACTATTTATAAAGTCTTCTGTGTTTTGCCTTGGAACTGGTTTTCTTTGAGGGATTTCAGGGGTTACTGAGCCTTTAACATCAGAAGGCACTCCTTCGAATAAAGATTGCACCAACCGTGCTTCCACTTCCCCAGGAATGCGGTTATATAGTTCGTACCCCATGTCTTGAATATTAATAATCTTATTAAGTTTCTTTCCTGCATTTGCTCTATCTTTTAATACCGCATCATCTATGTCTATTAAAAAACCAGACAGATCATCATATACTTTTGCCCAATCATCTAGCCCGAATTGAAGGTCTCTGAATTCATAGTTATTTAAGGCGTCCCTCATAGGTGTGCTATCAACTTCTACTGTTTTACTAAGAAGGTCATTTAGCTTAGCTGCTCCTGTAGTGCTTGAGCGGCTTATAGAAGCATTTAGAAGAGCTTTATCTTCAACCGTTAAATTAGGCCATTCTTCCCGAAGGACGTCCATAAATAAAATAGCTCCGTCGTCTTTTGCATGTGCGTTAGCGTCTGCTTCAACTTTTTTATTAATTCTTTTAAATTTATGAACAGCGTTTCCTAGTTCTCTGTTTGCTATTTCAGAAAGACTAAGACCTCCTCGTCTTTGGATATCAGAATTTCGGAATTGATTTTTTGTATAATCTCCAATTGTTTTATCTATATCAGCAATGAGACTTTCATATTCATTATATTTTCCTAAAAGAGAAACGTCTTTAGGATCTAAAAATTTTTCTAAGTTCCCGCCGCCTTCAAGTCTCTCATAGGCTTGGACAGCATGTTGTACTTCATGTAAAATTGGAGAAAGAATTTGTTCATCGATAGTCTTTTTTATGCTTTGATCAAGTATCGGTGCTAATGCCTCATCATCAGCGACTTCTCTTTTATTCTTTTCTAATTCTTTAATTCTATTTAAAGCCTGTTGAATTTTATTTCCAAGAAGTACCTCTCCGCTCTCTGGGTCATTAGCGAAGCGTTGAAAAGCTGCGACCGTATTTGAGTCCATAGCTTCGTCATAAGAAATAGGTATGTTTCGTAAGTGCGGGTACTCTTTAAACAGTTCAGGGAAGTCAAGTAGCTGGTCTAAACTAGCTTTGAGATCTAGTTCATTATCACCTTTAAGCATGCTTTCAAGTTGAAAGGCGTTATCGTAATCTTTTATTTTAACATTAGATGTATCAATTTCAATACGAGGTTGGTCGTCAATTACAGACCGATATACTCTAAGAGTCTCTCCTCTGTCAACTTGATCTCCCCAGAGCTCAGCATAAAATGGACGAAAATCTTCCCCACGTTTGCGACCTTCAGCTACCGCTTGTTCTTCAAATTTTCTTAATTCTGCTATTTTATCAGGACCGGATTTCATACGCGCCCCGCCCATAATCCCTAACACCTGTCCATCGTCGCCAGCTGTTCGAGCTATTGATCTAGCGGTTCCTGCTCCAATACCTGCAAGTGTTGACCCCATGTTGTATAAAAACTCGGTGGGTCTAGTAACCTGACCAGTATCTTCGTCCTTGGTAGTAATACCTCCTGCTTCAATATTTTGAGCACTTTTAATTGTGCCTTTCATTAAATCAGGAAGTATTTGAGGAAGTCCTTTTATAAATTCTTGTGTTTGTTTTTTCACCTCGGCTTTTTCTTCAGGTGTGCCAAATAAGGCTCGGTCGCCGAATTTTAACAAGTCACTGATGCCGGTGATTATCGGAGGTTCGCCTGCTTTATAGTCGTACTCTCCTGGAGTGTAGCTTGTGCGAGGACGTTCTGTAGTAAACGCATCTCCATCAGAACCTCCGGTGAATCTGTAAAATTGTTCGCCGTAAGTGGACTCAGGAGCTTTTGTCTGTTTTGCTTTTAACGGGGCAAAGGCAGAAAGAAGAGGAGCTATTACTCCTTCTTCCGCTTCGGGAATACCGCTGATATCATAATCCTCGTCTTCTTTCGGAGGAGGTTGAGTGTACCGGTCTATTATTCCACCAATAACTTCACGGTCAGCATCTTGCTGTGCTAACTTCTCAGCTAAAAGTTCTTGAACTCTTTCGCTAGATCTAGCCATCGTTTACTTATCTTGGGCCAAACACTCTAGCTTCAGCTTCTAGTTCTTCTAGTTCTTTTGCTTCTTTATTAGCCCGTCTTCTTCTTAGCAAAGATCTAAGATGCCTAAGCGGGTTTACTCGTTCTCCTCCAGGAACAAAATCTCCTAATTCGAGGGCTTTTTCTTTAAATCCTTCAGCAGCTAGTACGTCCCCAGCCGACTCTATCTGCCCAACCGTTGCACCTTTAAGTATGTTTTTTGGCCTTAGAGCTTGTAGCTCTTTCAACCCTGCTTCTCTTACAGCAGCTCTTATACCACCGGTGCTTCCATCCTCGTACCGTCGAGGTTGTACTGACCCACCCGCAGCCATCTGATCAATATCCGCTGCTGACGCACTTACCATACCCATTCCAGGATTACCTTCCATCTGCGCCATCATCGCATTGCCGACATTCCTGACTCCAGGATCTACGTCCATCTGCATCTGGCTAATCTTCGGAACTGAAAAGTGATATACGTCTTGGGGTAAACCAACCGGTCCACCAGTGCGAGCAAATTGTACGTTAGTGGGTTCCATACCTGTGCTTTGTTGTTGCATTAACAACGCTTCAAGTTCAGGGGGTATCTGCTGCTGCTGACCACTTTGAAAATCTTGTGTGTCATACATGCCGCCGCCGTAAGTACCTTCCAACGCTTCTCGGAAATCTGGGGCGGTTGCCCCTAGTTCCTCAGCTTCGCCTATCGTTTCAATCGCCAACTCGTTAGCTACAGGAATAGACGGAGCCGCTCCTTCTATGTACGCCGCTTCTTGGGCCGCTTCTTTTTGCGCTCTTGCCGTTTTCTTTCCTGCTGTAATACTTGCTGCTGTTCCTACTACACTTGCAGCTAAAGCTACCCATCCTACAGTCATGCTACATTCTCCTCGAACGAATCAATCGCAATCCGCGCTTCTAATTCTTCAATATCTCGTGAATCATCCGGATTGGGATGAACCGTTAATATTATGGTATCTTCTAAAAAATAGCCTACCCGTTTTGTATTAGCAGGGGTAGTACAGATTGCGAAGTCTTTGAACACGTCTACCTGTTCTTTTTTCTGTGCTGTTGAAACAATCTTTACATGACCTTTGACTAAAATGAACATATTCGGTTCTTTATGAACCTTGCTCATAACGATCGAATCCTTCGGTCCTAAAAATTCTCTGATATATATTTGTGGCGCAAAGTGATGATTAACCATGGGTTTTATTTCTGCTTCCGGATGTTTTACTAATACATCCATCATCACCTTTTGTAGCGTATTAAGTTTATCTCTTCGAGCTAACTCGAACTTAGAAACCTCCGCTAGTTCAGAACTCATTTGTAGCTCTTACCGTAATATCCTTTTTGGAAAACCTGACCACCAGTCTTATAACTTGCTGGCACCATCATTCTTTTGCGACGTCGCGTTCCTGGACGACCGCCCATGTTTTTCTTTTCAGTCTTCTCAGCTTGCCTAAAGTTCTCAGCGGTCGGTGCGCCTTCCTCACCTTTCCTTCGCATCCGCTCACCAGAACCTGCTGCTATACGTTTACGCTTCGCGTGTATATTTGCATATAATCCTGGACGACCGCCCGAGGCCATTAGGTCAGGATCTACATCATTGTCTCTTAGTAATCTTTCTAATTCTCTCGTATATCTTCTCACAGTTTCAGGCTCCAGATTTTCTTGGTTCAACTGCGCTCGAAGGGAATCTATCGTCGACGCATTTTCTCCACGCGGTATTGGATCAAACTCACTACTACCCTTGGGCATTGTTCCTGATCTGCGTGCCGCATCTAAATCTTTATCTAACCCTCTTAGTGCCGCATCTAATCCTGCTTCCGAAGATCTAGGGCTCATCGAATCTTCTAACATATCAAAAAGAGAAGGTAAGCCGCCCTCAGACTCTCGATTAAAATCTAGTTCCATTTGGTCGTCTGCAAGCCCTCTGTTTCGACGCGTAAACGCAGTGTCTCGAGGAGGTAAACCTTGTGCTATTCTCGCCTCGTCTTCCATATGCTGCTTTAATAATGCTGTGCGATGTCTTTGTGTTTGTGACGCACGTCTCTCGGGTTGTTTAATCGGATCAAGAAAATCAGGGTTTGTTTCGTCCGAAGGGAATGTAGGGTTTTTATACTCTTCATAATACCTAGAACGTGGACGGGTGGCGATTGCATTTTGCCGTATTTCTTGTATAAGGTCGTCGATATTGACCCCTTTTCTTTCTGCCATAGCAGACAACTTTTGAAAAGCCCCTGTAGGTAACTCATCCGTTAAGCCTAAATCATAGGCGTCTAAATCTTTTGCTAAAGACTCCGTTCCTCTCTCGACTCTGTTTCTCGGCGAAAAATACGACGCAGAAGATCTGCTCCTACTCAGATCACTAGGGGTTGCGCCCTGTTCTCTTAATAAATCCATTTCGGACTTATCTGGGTTCTTTTCTTTACTTAGCAGTCTTTCTATAATTGCCTCAAGCCCTTCGCGCATACTCTTAAAGCGGCCACCAGGACTCATCGCCCCCATCACAGTAGCAGCAAGTCCTGCCTCTTCTACTGGTAAATCTGTTACCGAACTAATTAACTCTTCAACTGATGCAAACTCACCAATGCCTTCTAATAGTTCTGATAACCGTCCGTCGCTTACCGCTTCTGTAAGTGCGTATGCAGGAATCCCACTAGTAGCTATTTCAATACTTTCCGTATCGGTGGGGAGTCCTACTGCTTCCGTTACATATCTTAAACCGCCTAGTGCAACATCTGACTTGCTTAACTCACCCTCGAACTCTTCTTGCATTTCATAGGAGTCTCTAGCCATTACCATTTCACCTTATCGGCCCAATAAGCCGCTGACATTTTTCCTTTAGCAATGTTTCTTCCATGGCGAGCTTTGAAACTCTTACGCCGCGCCTTCTGCTTGGCTGACTCGCCCTTCTTAGGCTTGCCTGCAGTCTTTACACCCTGCTGCCCGAAACGAATGGTCTTGATCTTATCCCCTTCTTTCGCTACAACAATATGCGACTTCTTCGGATGGTTAGGTGTGCTCTTCGGTTTGTTATAACCGCTGACTCCAGCTCTTTCGAGCCGTGAATCTTTTTTCTTCTTTTCTGCCATGTGCGAATCGTAACTCTTTATACACGTCACGCGCAACGCTCTAAAAAAATGTCGCGAAAAATTTTTGGAGTAGGAGTCCCACGGAAATTTGCGAAAAATTTGTGGTCTGGGGACCCATAGCAAAAGTACAGAGAAAAAAGAGGCTGGAACCAGGGGGTCGTGGTGGGTGGGTAGGGCCGCAGGGCCGTTGGGGGTATACCCCTCTGGCTAACAAGCCAACACACACAAACTAACTAACAAGCCAACACACGCACTGTCATAGGCATAGGTTAGGTTAAGTTTTAGCATTGCCTTAGGTATTGCTTAGCGCATAGGTTTAGGCTTATACTATTAGCATTGCCAGTTGAGTCGCACTGGGACAGCCTCCGCGTTTATTGGGGGGTCGCTGATTAGGAAATGATTAGCTTGCACGTCCTACAGTTTACTGCTGGTTGCCTACACTAATGTAGTGTCATGTTTCAAGGTGAGAGTGTGGGCGTTAACTTGTTATATAAACTTAATCATTAATTAACTTATAAAGAGGAATCTTATTATGGCTAACTCAAACGTAGCTAACAAGCAAGTCAACACAGACATCAGTGTTAAACAAGCAATTGCAAATATTGACAATAAGAAGAAAAGCGTTGCCGATATGGCTAGCTTAACTGAGTCTAAAAAGGGCGGAGGTTCGACTGGTAATTCAACAAACATATTTCATCGTGAGTATGCAAATGACATTGAATGGCCGCCAATACCTTTATGTTTTTATTGGGCCTATGAGCAAAGATGTTTAGACAAAGGTTTAACATCTGGCGCGGCAGGTTCAGGTATTACCGATGATGAGTTACTTGAAATGACTGTTGTTTCAACTAAACCTCAGCTTAACTCTAAAGGTAAAGAGACAGGCAAAACTGTTTACACCTACAAAAACCTGAACACTGAAAAAACATATACTTCAGTTCAAAAGCCACATAAGCACTTAACCGCTAGCGGTTATGCAAAACGGTTTAGCAAAGTATTAGATAGAAGCTAATACCTAGCTAACAAATTAGCCCACCTTGTGTGGGCTTTTTTGTTACTAGTCACTAACAAGTGATTAAACGCTGGACACAAACTTAACAAGTCAACACACACATAACAAATAACAAAACGCTGGACACATAACAAACAAACGCACGTTAACAAACTTGCACACGCTTGTTATAACAAACCGTTGGACGGCTTGTTAAAAATCGTAATCCGTGGGTCGGTCGGTCACTCAATGAATGAATGGGTGGGTGGGCGGGTGGCGGGCGCGCGATTGATCGAGTAGAGTAGAGTAGAGTAGAGCGAGTAGAGTAGAGTAGAGTGATCAGTCAGTGTTAATGTTAATCACTTCACCCTCGATGGTCCGAGGAGCTCGCTTGCTGATCAAGTCGCTCAGTCGATCGATCAGCTGGTCCTTGCTCAGTCCGTCGATCTTAGCGGTCAGCACTTCCCGTCGATCGATGTAAAGTCCCCCTGCCTTCCCTCGGTGGATCTCTGCCGTAATGGCTGCGTTAATCTGTCCTTGGTCCCTCGCCTCCTCCCTCAGATCATGTAGAGCAGATAGATGGCTCTCCATGGAAATCTTTTCTCTTTCCTCGGCCTCTATCTCCTGCTCAATCAGATAGTTTCGCACTAGTGGGTTGTGATTGAGTAACACACTGCCTTGTCGCTTCGCAGCGTTGCGATTCTTCGTGTAGCCTGCTTTTACAGCGGCATCGGTGGCGTTCTGGCCTTTAACGTACTCCCTTACAAACTTCTTTTGTTTCGAGTTGAGTTCCTGCCACGTCTTACCATCGGGGTCGAGGTAGCCGTTACCATCGTCTGTAGGAACCATTGGGGTGTACTTTAATTCTTTCATCCAGTCTTTCCGAGTGTTTCAACTGGGTGAAGTATAATTTATATATCTAATCTTTTTTATAAAAAGTAAAAGTTTTCTCGTGGCCTCTTTTCTTATATTCTCTCTCGAAACTAATAACTAATAGTTTTTCTATTACTTTCGTCACTCACCACTATCCACTGTCCTAGAGGCTTTCACCCTCATTCTATTACTTCTATTAGTCTATTAGTCGTTTTTGTTAATTTTTTTAAAAAAAGTTAAATCTCTCACAGAACAATATATCTAATATCTAATAGTGATCGCTGGGCATAAAAAAGCCCCAGTCCACCTAAATGAACTGGGGCAATCCAAGTCTACCTCAAAGTAAAAAGGTCACCTTGAGTCTTCGAGGTAGTCACGGCGTCTTGGTCAACCGTTAACCGTACTCAAGGTGTGTTCTCGGACAGTGTTGCTTCCAACACAGACTGTGCCTCGTTAGCCTCTGCTAGTAAAACTCCATCGTTCACAACTAGGAACTCGTTGCGGTGTTTTGCTGGAGTGTTTTTAAACTCCTCAAAGAACTCGGACCACACTTCGCTATCGTAGGTGCGGAACCTCGGATCTTTGTTCATCCGGTAGTTAGTGTAGTTGAGTAAGTGATTCAACCACAATTGTCTAGCGTTTTTCCAAACGATCGTCTGCACTGGGTCGAACCCGATGTTGTCCACCCAGTCCTCGGTGAGTGCTGCAACGTAGGGGTTCACATAGCTGTATGTAATCGCCATATCGAATACGTTCGGTACTGCCTCTCGCATATCCATCAACACGCCAGTGTCTGAAGTGCACACCATCTGGTGCGCTTCGTTCATACCGCGTGCGTAGCGGTCTGAGATGTCATCGGGCCACTTATAGTAATCCCTGAGGAATGGCAAAATGATTTTCGAGTGATAGTCTGATCTATCCATCATCGTTCTCCTTTCTATTGGTTTGTGCTTCGTACTCGTCTACCCATTTATGAATCTGCTGGGCGGGGCTGCGATAGCCTTCCCTGCTGATTCGGTTCAACCGGCGGTAGACCTTCTCCGGTAGTTCAATCGTAGGTCTGTTACGCAAATCAATTCTCCTTTCTGTTAGTTAAGTGTTTCTTGGAGTGGCCTCGAAAGGCCACTCGCAGAACAACTCAAATCTATTTAGCACACTCCGCAGTGGCGACCCGCAGAGTGCCGATCCCTCGTGATATTATGTCCCCTTCTGCTCCACTGACTTAAGGATCGGATGGAGGGTTTTCTCGGGACTAACTCTAGCCCATGGCACTATCTCCCGTCTGGTTAATACTGCGGTATAGCCGATCGCGACTCAGCCTCACCCGCAGCCTTCTATTTTTCGCATCAATAGGTATATCCATCCACCGTACCAAGCGGCATCGCTTGGGTTCAGCGTTGTGCGCAACAGTGTGTATTCGTCTTTTAAGCCAAGATCTGATAGTAGCTTCCAAGCAGCCCAATCGTGATTTTTTTCTCTGGTCATATTTTCATCTGTCAAAACGATAATGTAGTCCTTGACCTTGGCCTTGCTGTGCATGGCGCATACCCTATCTGGGTGGTTGTCGCCTTTTGGCTGGAACCATGTGAAAATGTGGTTACGATCATGTCGCTCTACGTTATGCTCTATGGTAGATTCTTTAAATTCTGTTTTCATAATATTAGTCCTCTGGAATCCAGCGGCACAATTCGTAACTAATGGTCTGTCCTTGCCAGATGTCGAATTTGTAATATCTGTCAGGATAATACAAATCAAGGTCTGTAAGCCCTCGCGGGTCAACCCACCTAAAAATAATTACCTCGTAACTGCCAAAATTGTGGTAGTCGACGTTGTGTATGTGTAAGTATTCATCCAGTGCAATGACAAAATCTTGAGGTGAAACCATCTCGCCGAGATTGAGTCGCATCACTTCTTCCTCTTTAGGATATTCTAAACACCTTTCAAATTCTGGTTCATTCAAGTCCCAGAAGTCGTCGTTCAGGTAATGTTCGATGAGAGCTTCTCCGCTCGCAGTTATCGTTTCCATACTATTCTGCATTCTCTCTTTCCTCCTTAATCTCTTCGAGCAGCTCTTCAAGATCGTGTATCCAATCTTGAATAATGTCTATTTGTATAACCGAGTGCATCGTAATAAATTCTCGATGTAACTCAACCTCACCGTTGCCTGTGCCTACGTTGTACTTTAGCACTCCCTCGTCGTTAATAATTCTAGCTGTCATATTATTCCTTCCTCGTTCCATAGTTTTGTTGCTTTCGGAAAGAAAGCCTCTTTCAACTTTTCGATAGCGTTTTGTCGTACCTCTCTGGCGACTTCGTACTGCTGAACAGTGTTCTCGTTTTTCGCTTTCACGTAACTGGTGTCGCCTAACAAAATGGCTATCTCCTGCGCGGTGAGTTCGACTGTGTAGGTCGCACCTTGTACAACCTTGCCCATCTTAAACTTACTCATTACTGCAATTCTCCTTTCTATTGGTTAATGAAACTAAGTGTTTCTTAAAGCGGCCTCGTAAGGCCGCTCGTAGAACTACTCAGACTAAATGATCTGCTCTGATATTACTCAATGCGTTTTCTAATGGCCAGAACTCGCTATCGGTCAGAGGGCCGCTCGCTATGTCCTGTCTCGACATCCACACGGGTCGATACTTTTCTCCAGGAGCTTTCGGATGGTAGAGTTCTCTACTCAAGCTTAAGCCGTCCTGTGTGTGGTGCGTTTCCCAGTGGTAGTAATTGTGGTAGACTTTCTTAATCTCCTCACCGTCACCGTATCCCGAGTATTCATATGATTCGGTAATCTCATGAAGCTCCTCTGCGTACTTACCATCTTTCCAATGTAAGCTACCGTCTTCTAATGAAGTGAGGACTCGATACAAGTTTGGGTTAGTGTCTTTCAACGCTATAAGTCCCTTGCCGGTCATTAATAAAAACCCGTAGCTGTCGGTCTCGGTATACTGTACGTCTACGAAGATCAAACCGTTTTCGTACTCGTTGATTTCCTCCTCTGTTTTGTTAGGTAGGTCATACAATCCAAAGGGCTTACTGAAATCGTTCGTACCGGTGTCGAACCAGTCGCCAGTGTCTTCTAAGTACCGTCTACCTCGTAGCTCGTACTCAACTGGGACATACTCATCTTCTTTGCGCTCTGTTATAAGCGCATCCGCGATGGGAGTGCCTCTGGCTTCGGTTGTCTCGAAAACTTTCGAGATTTCGTTCTCTTTATAAAAGCGTTTGTGGATCTGTAGAAACTCTTTGCTTCTAGGCCACTCCTCGCTCTCGCTTATCTTTCGCAGTAGTGCGAAAGTTGTGTCGATGTTATCGACTCGCTTTCCTACGTGTTCTCGTAGGGTCAGCATAAATGGCAATCTATTGCTCATTCTTTCTCCTTTCTATCGGTCGTTACAAAATCCCGCGCGTACGCGGGGCTACCCCTATTTTAACGCGGCGATTACCGCGAAAAAAGTACCAGTTATAACGAATTACCGTTCTCTTCTTTCGGCCTAAAAATCACAACAAATATCCCGTTCAACTCCTGAAGTGTTTCAGGAGTGTGAGTCGGGCATTGTTCTAACCAAGCCTTCAGCTCTGCGTTATCCAAACTTTGCCTCCAGTTCTTTAACCAATCCTCTCGGTAGAAAGTCGTTCGGGTTGTCGTACCCCTTATCAACCTCTTTAGTGTAGATCGACTCGTCTTTTAGTTTGATGTCGAAGATCATATAATTATGGATTCCCCAGTAATCACGTTCGACTCCGTATCCGAGGCTCTCGATAAAGTCGCCGACGATGTCGGTTCCGTTCCAACCGTCACCGTCTCCGAATCCAAACTTATCGAAAGCCTCCTCCCATTCCCACTCGATTACTTCTCTAGGCACGGAGTGCACCTCCGATTCGAGCAGGTATCACAACCGAGTGGTTGCATCTCGTGCAGCACCGTCCCTCGACCACTGGCAAAGCGTTGTGGCCCTCATCCCAGAACACTACTCCCTCGGGCGTCTTCTGTACATCGATCGGTTCCTTGCAGATCGCACATTTTTTCACTACATTTTTCATAAACTTCTCCAAAGTCTTTCCGGTCAGTTGTCATTTCGTATCCAAAATCGTAATCAGCCAGCTGCTGTTCAGTCATATCCTTTTCCTCGATACGTTCTGATGAGTAGGTGGCTCCCTTGTAATAGTGAGGTCGTTTTGGCCGATGGTAATACGCATCGGCCGAACCTCGATCATACGGTGACCCGTGTCGTTCTTCCACTCTATACCTACTGCTGTTGGTTAGAGTGTAGAGCCTCACGTCGAACCCACTCAGGGTGTAGCTCGTCGTCGTACTCTTTAACGTAGTGGAACGGCTGTCCACCACCGTGGCTAATTACTGGTAGAAGCTGTAATGCATCCTCTACCAGAGTAATTGCTTTTTCGACATTGTAGTCGCCATTGACTTCTACGTTGTCTATTACAATTCGTAACGCTTCTTTTATATCCATCGTAACCTCCTTATTGGTTTTTCTTTCTGACGTCGCCGCCAGTGCTAGTTTTCAAACGCTCGCGTCCCTCGTCTGATATGTTCAGCGAACCGTATGTATCGGTATCTGCGTGGCATAATAGACAAAGTGGCTCGAGATTTTCTAATTCGTTATTGGTATTGTCACCATCTTTGTGATGTACTTCTAAGTGTTGTGGTTTATAGTCCCAGCCACATGCACCACATTTCAGACCGTGTATTCTTAGCACTAATTTCCGCAGCCCTCGCGACCTGTAATCAGTACCTTTCTTAGTACGTTTTCTTACGGTGTGTTCGCCGGTGCATTGTCTCGAACAAAAGATTCCTCTCTTTTGTGAGTATCGGTATTGGAACGTAGTGCCGCAGTTCTTGCAGTCCGACGTTCCCCAGTATTCTGGATTTTTCGCTGTTTGCATACTATCTTCCTATGTGTTTAATATCTGACTCGGGAATAACTTGGTAAGCACCTTTGTTATACGCGGGTGCTACAGTGACTCCTGGAATCTTCTGTGCTGTACGCTTCTGCGTACAATCTGTAGTCGGCAATCGAGACGGGTACTCCGCTCGGTCGACGGTGTGGGGTAACGGCTCGGGCCGTCTAAGGGGCCGGTCAGGTACAGGTCTAGCAACCTTACGGGTGCTATGCATCTTGTAGCGTCTGGGCATATCTTTCTCCTTTCTAATCGGTCTAATCGCTCCCGCAAGTAGCGGGGCTACCCCTATTATAACCCCGCGATTAAGGGGATAAAACTACGAATTAAAACGAACTTTAAGGAGCGGGGCATTTTCGGCAGACTCGTAGATAAACCGGCCATTCTCCTTCCTTCTCGGTTGTGTGAAACCTTCGCATTTCAGTCCATCGGTTACAAACAATACATTTTCTCATCACCTCAACCGTCTGTAAAAAAGTCATCCGGTCTGTATCTTTTATTGCAATCAGGACAGTAGAGCATCTCCTGTGTGCAAGTTTCTTGGTAGATTAACTCAGTGTCGCAGTCTGAGCACTGTTCAACGCTTTCCATTTTCCTCTTCTTGTTTCTCTATCCAGTTCTCAACTAACTTGCAACCGTCTAGCCAGTGTCTTGTCATAAACACTTCTTTTGCTTTCTGGCTCTCCGGTGTAAAAATCTTTATCGTCCATAGACCGTTCCGTCTAATCGCTAAAACGTCCACAGGTTGATCTTCCTTGAGCATCTCACTTCTCCTCTGGCTTGTGGTAGAACCTGCCGTAGCCTACGCTTTCCACATCAGTCTGTAAAAACTGTGCTATCTTGTTGATAGACGACTCGAGCTCATCCTCGTTCCCCGTTTCGTTGAGGTGTGTCCAGAGTTCATTCAACCCCTCTACCGCTGTATCGCGTCTAGGTGATTGAAGATCCCAAATATTGAGCGTTATCATCAGATTGCCTGTGACATTGTCTCGTAGTACATCGTAGCTCCACGCGTCGTCTTGCTCTCTTCGTAGAAAGTCATCGAGTCGAGCCATAAAATCGCCTGCTGTGTTCATAATTACTCCTTCGGTGTTAAAATTAATCGTTCTTTGTCAAATCCTGGTCGTCTGCTAGACAACCCGAATAGTTTCTTTTTCTCACTCAGCGCACGTTCTGTGCTGGTTCCTGCTGGAATCTTTTCGATCGAGCCTCCTTTCTTGAGGAACTCCTCGACCTGTTTATTTATTTCTTCACTATCCATACTTCCCTCTCTGGTTGTTAAAGGTGTAGTAGTCGGAGCGATTGTCGTCAAATTCAGGAGTGGGTAACAAATGAGAAAACCACTCCCCGATGCAAACGCGCTTCATCGCCCCTTTTTTATCCCGACCAACATACTTCGATGGTAGGGTGGTTGAACGGCTGTGTTAGGCCGCAGGAATCCCTCACCGACGCTACTACCCGCCGGATCTTATGACGCATCGGACAAATTAAATATCCTTATTATCTCTCACCAACCTCCTGTGTAGATGTGGTGGTATTTCTGGTAACTTTTTCGACAGCATCATGTGCCACCCGCACGTCTCACATTCTATCGAATGATATTTCGACTCGTCAGGTTTATCGAAACTAAACCACTCTGCGCAAGTCAGGCATACTGTTGCATCGCCTTCCATTAATTCGTAAAGTATGTCTAGCTGGTCGCTTTCTTCGTCGTAAAAGTCGTTAAAGACACTGTCTAGAAACTCTTCGTCTGAGTTGTAAGAGTATCTGATTTCGGTGTCGTACCGTCGCACTTTACCGTTGTATTGAACTACAGTATCAAGCGTTCCATCGTCTACTATTTCTGCTTTCATTAAGATTCCTGATTAGTTTTTTGTGGGCTCTCATCCAGAATTCTTTCATTCTGGGATCTGTTGCTCTCTCTGCCGCTTGGCTAACTGCTTGAATTCGTTGGTCTTTTTCAACATCAACATATAGTTCATTCATTTAACTCTCCATATTCCAATTTGGTTGTTTTTTCTTTGCGTCGTAAACTTTCCTTTTGCATCTAGTATACCGATCTTTCGAAGTTGGTATCGTTGTGATGAAATAAAACTTGCACACTGCCCTTCAGTTTCAACGAAAAAACACTCTCCAACTTCTAATATAGGCCAAACTCGTCGTCTCCCTGCTCCCTCTTCTGTAGGAGCAGGAATGTTTTTTAATACTTTCCCGATTGGATAAAGTTGTTCTGACATAAATTTTCCCTCTACAGGTGGTCTAGGGGCTTTCGCCCCCTTTCCACGTGTTTTGCTACCCAATCCGCTTGATGAAACCTTCCTCGATCCAACGCTGCTTGTAACAAGCGATAATGCGTTTTTTCTGATTGTCAGGCTTCTTAGTATTAGGCATTGACAAAATATCTTCGTCAACACATAAGTCTAAGCAAGATTGCAACGTAAAGTCTTTAGAGTTGAACTCTTTAGACTCTATATCCCCCGACATACCGTGTATCACCGCAATGAATTGTGGTGCCTTGGTTTTCGCATCAGCCGCTAACTTACCGGTGTAAGCGAAACGCTGTAGTGCCCGACCAGTTTTTTGAACTGTAGGGGCAGGTATGCCATTCTTGTTTGCGACAGGTTTAGCTGGCGCGGTTTTTGCCTTCGTTGCCGAGGACTTTTTTGCAGTTGCTGCTGCCATGGTATTTCTCCATTCTACTTTCTATTTAAAGCTGCTCTAAAAAACAGCCGGTCTTTTACCTTACTAGTCCTGTACTAAAAAGTAAAGGACTACTTTTTGAGGTCTGGGTCTTGGTTGACATATGCAACCGTTGGCCCAAAATCCTCATCTGGGTAAAGCATTACGTTGAGTTCGTCTAAAGTTTCCGCTAAAAGCGACACGTCTTTTCGTATGCTATCCATCAATTCATTGACGTCGTCTAGCATCTTCGTGACGTTTTTAATAGCTTCCTCAACTTCCTTATCCATTACGCCTTCCTCCATACTCGAACACCGCTGCGTTCTTTCTTGGTTTTAGGATCAGTTTCTGCTGAATAGCGTGAAACAAACTGCCACTCAGGATCTTGTTTCTTGCTGTGAGTGCGCCAAGACTGGTCTAATCGATTTTTTAACCGTTTAGGCAGATCGTCGTCGTCATCTGGGACAAAAAACAAAGAGTCTCCTACTTTGAATATTGGCCAAGGATATCGACTCCCTCGACTCCCTCGTACATCTGTCGGTATCGGAATATCAGAGTCTAGCTCGATATTACTCCATTCGTTATCTATCATGCAGTTCCCCTTGTGGTACTGGTATCATGCGCTCCCGTATGGGAGACGCCCATTCGTCTAGTAGATCGTCGTAGTCTGCGAACTCGTCAGATAAACCGCAGTTCTGGTCATACATCCTAAGAGGAATGATCTCTGCTAGTTCTTCAGCAAGCTCGCGCATGGCGGGGGCTGTACCCCCGTCCTTGCGCAAGAAGTTCGCAACCGCCCAGACTCTACTAATCAGTTCTTGGTCTAGCACAACATGGTTGTGAAGTTTTACTACACTTCCCATATTACGCCGCCTTCGCGTAGTCAACCGCAAGCTCAAGAGCTTGTGTCTTACGCTTCGAGCTGTCACCGAACAAAGCGTTGTACACTCTGTTTTCGCCAGTACGCATGTGGTCTTCAACGTAGGTCACAGCGTTTACTGCTCCCCACCAAGTACCCTTTGCAGAGTTTAGGTTGGCTCCTGGAGATTGTTCCAAGGCGTCTACAACCAAGTTCGAAAACTTGCTAAACTCGTCTCGTAAAGGCGTAAGCTCACCAACCTTCTTGCCATCTGCCTTGAGGCGTCGGCTGTCTTCGTACTCTTCGTACATATCAGGTTGGTAAATACGAGCAATGTACTCTAGTACGTTAGAGTGCTGTGCTTTCTTCTTAGCTAAGAACTCAGCGGTTTGTTGGAATTCAGCTGTTGTCTCTTTCATAAGGCCAACTGCTATAGCTGCTTCCCTAGCCATGTCGTCGTTAAAGTCATGTATATGACTCATACGAAACTCGCCTTTCGCTTCCTTACCGAGTGCGAACTGCAACGTGTTGTTACACACAACTCGTATCTCAGTGTCACGAACTAGTAACTTATGTCCTGGTTCGTGAGGCTGTCGAAACAACAAGTAGTCGTTTATTTCGTCGCCTCCTGGAAGTTCAAAGCCACCGTTCAATTTAGCGAGTGCCCAGATGTCTTTACCGTTGCGTAAGCTACCGGCAGTTTCCATCGTGACGTTCGTCTCTTTAGCAAACTTCTGAAAGAAGTCGAAGATACGCTCGTTTTGTACGGGTATATAGTTGTTGCCGCAATGCCCGAGGATCGAGTTGTCGCTATCTCTAACAATAAAGTTACTGCTAGGGGTTTGCATCAACCCTGAATCGTCCCCGTATTTCGGGGTGTCAATTGTATATCCTGGACGTTTGCTAACAGACCAATCAAGTCCTGCTGCAACCATCATCTCACGTGGGGTCAGGTTCGGGTCGACTTTTACGCCTTCCCCGTGCCAAGGCACGTCTCCTGTCCACGCCATGGTTTCTACTGCTGCTACCATATTGTGCTCCTATTCTACTTTCTATTCCCTTTCGGGGTCTTTGGTAGGCGGCATGCCGCGCTACCTTTTATAGTATAACTTGCCGATTTTTAGGAAAAAAGTACGAATTTTAACCATTTTTAAAGACTTTAAGGAGAAGCCCCCATTCGTACGGAGATTTTAAATGCAGAATTGGATCGCTTTTCCACGTCAAAGTCTTTAACTGTGCTAGGTCTACTACCCGAAATAATTTTATTTCTTTCTGTTTTTGTACTAACACGTAGCAAGTCCCTCCAAATTTAGCTCTGGTTGCCATCCAAGCAATCTGCATAGGGCTCAGAGTCAGCTGGTTTCCTTTGATCGATTTCAATTCGATCCAAAACTCTATTCCTTCGTAGCAACAGTTCACGTCAGGAACTCCTGAGGCAGTGATTCCTGTCTCGATCCTTTGCAGGTGAAGCTGGTTCTTCAGATTCGTCTTTAACGAATTCCAGAGTCGAGCTTCTTTAGGCATCAGTCTTTGTAAAAATAATCACCCTCTCCTAGACTCGAGCGACTCACGATCTGCCATATCCTCTGCTTGGTCAACCCATACTTTTTCCCGAGTAGAGCTAGAGTGGTGTCGCCTTTGTTATACTCTTCGTAGATTGATCGGTAGAGCTGTCTGTTTTCTTCTTTCTTTTCGTTACTAATACCCTTACTCATTCTGCAGAGTCTCCCCAAGTTTCTCCATACTCTGCGTCCACAACTAGTGGCACGGATAAGTCTACGCATTTTGCCATTTTCTCCATGATAAATTCACCTTCCTCCTCTGATCCGACTGAATAGTCTAGTTCGTCATGAATCTGTAAATGAGGGATATACCCCTCTTTCCAGAGGTCTAACATCGCAATCTTCGTCATGTCTGCTGCCGAACCCTGAATTAGCCTGTTCAATGCTTTGTAAGTAAAGGAGCGTCTTATGTTTCCGTAGGTTTCTTTTGCCTCTTCTTCTGGTAGAGGTATCCCGTCTCCGTGGACTGGCTCCCACCGATCGAATCGACACTTTCTGCCTCCGAGTGTTTTTATATGTCCTCGTTCTAATGCCACCCGAGCGCATTGATCTTGTAACGCTCTTATGAACGGTACTCTCTGGTGGTATTGCTCGAGTAGAGTGCGAGCTTCGTCTTCCTCTACTCCCAATTCTTTAATTAACTTGGTGTGCCCCATGCCATAAGTGAGTCCCAAGTTTATGTTTTTAGCTTGTTTCCTAGGAATATTAGCCATATCCGCTACGATCTGATGGAAATCAGCTCCTTCTTCCGAATACGCTTTAACCGCGTCCTCTGAGCCTCGTAGATTCATCTTAGAGGCGTAATGCACGGTTAGCCTAGGCTCCTGTTGCGAATAGTCGAACGCGCCCCAGATCGCGTCCTGCTCCGGTATAAATAATGACCGTATTAGCTTTCCTAGTTCTGGGTCTCGAGCGGGAACCTGTTGTAGATTCGGGTTGGTGTAGCTAAACCGACCGCTAACTGTCCCTCCCGAGTCGTTTCTAAGGGGGTGGGCTTCTGCATGTATTCTTCCGTCAACTTGATGACCAAGGATCATTTTCTCAACAAAAGTAGTGCGTGCTTTATTCCACTTCCGAGCTTGTACAATCATCTTAGGTAGCGGGTGCTCATGAGCTTCTAACCATGGAGCTTGAAAACTCGCCATGCCTTTCTCGGTACGTGGATACCAGATATCGTTAGCCTCAAAAGCCTTCTGAATCGAGGCGTTAGCCCAGATTTCTACAGTAATTCCAAATTTCCTCTTAAACTCTACCAGCAGCTGCTGCTCTTTTTTCGACAGCGTCTCAGCCACCTGCTCTGCTCGATCTAAATCAACTCTTACTCCTTTCCATCGCATCTCAATCAACAACGGAATCAGGTCACACTCTAACTTGAAAATCTTTTCTAATCCTTCCTCCTGGATTCTAGGGTAGAGCTGACCCCATAGTTGTAAAGTGAGTACTGCATCTTGTTCAGCGTATGGCCCAACGTACTTGGCGGGTAGCGCATACATACCAGATTTGGCATTTACTCCCCACGCCTTAGCTGCTTCTTCTAACAGTGACTCATCCTTCTCCGCAGCACAGTAATCCTTCCCCAAAGCATTAAGAGAGTATGAGCGACGGTGTTCGTCAAGGAGAGGAGCAGCAAACATCGTGTCGTAGATTTGACACGTCAAGTCTATTCCTTCTCGTTTCAACCAACCCACATCGTAGAGTGCATTATGAAAGACTAAAGAACCTTTATGGTTAGAGAGAGTTTTCTTTAGCCAACGAAGCACTATTTCTTCTTCTAAGTTTCCACCACCCTCATGGCGAATGGGGAGATAACCACTCCATGAGTTAGATGAAACGGCGATACCTACGATGTGACCTTCCCCCGTCGCCCATCCTGGCCCCCTTTCACGGAGAGCTGGATCATATGTTTCTAGGTCTACTGCTAGTAGTTCGTGCTCGTCGAAACGAGGGAGAACGCTAGGTGCTGACCAACTACTTTCTGGAGTGATTAGGGGTATCTGTCTCTGCTGCATCTTCTTTCTTAGAGTGTATTTCTGGATCGTACTTTTCTAGTTTGACTTTGGAGTCTCTGTTCCATTTATTTTTAAAATAAAGTATCAGCACCTTCAGTCTAAACCAGTAGTTTATTCTTCTTCCGATTCCCAATGTTCTAGCCTCCTTATATCTGTGTTGTTTGCTCTGATTTCGCTCTCTACTAGAAGTAGATACCGTCTCAGATCCCCTACATCGTCAAGTAAACCGTCCTCTCCGATATACTTGCCTCCTGCCTCGAACACATCGTAATTACAGTCTTTACTCTGCTGTTCGATACGATCGAACTTACGGGCTAACATCATAAAAGCCCCAGCCCCTCCCCTACGCTTCCAAGAGTCTCCGTAAGACTTCTCAGATTCGATTAAACTGTTTATATCGTTCTGTGCGATATCTTTTATAGCCTGCCACTTAGGATCCAGTGCCATGTTTTGCCTCCCAGTTGAGTTGTCTTTTTTTAATCCATGCAAAAGCGGCTTCTTGCCAATCTTCTGCTTGAATTCTTTCAATCTCTCTATAACTTTCAACGTAGTCTCTCTTCTTATGGTGGGTAAATGCTTTAATCATGGGTTCAATGACGAACGGGAAAATATTGTTCTTAAAACTATCCCAACTAATCGAGTTGCAGTCTGCAATACTTAGCTCTAAGTCTTTATTGACGGGGAGACAGTTCAGGAAATACTTACACTCATATAGAAATGTTTGAGGATGGTTAACTATCGGCACTTGTTTTTTGGGATAGTACATGGGGAGCTGTTGGTAGAACCCATCGAAATCTATTAAGCGAATCTTTTCCCATTGCTCAGTTTCGTAGATGTGAAAGCTATCGCTAATCTGGTAATACTTACCCATTGGTAGGTCGAGTCGAGCAGCTATATATTCTTGAAGCACTGACATATGAACTACGTTCGCCCCGTAAGCCCCCCAGATCATATCGTTCGACCGATTACAGACGGTCATCTGCAGCTCGTCTTCTCGAATCTTAAAATAGATATTGGTATTGCAAGGGATGTCTATACTAGAGCTGTTTAGATCTTTTATAGCGTTCCACATCTGAACCACACAGCGTCTCGAATCAGGGTCTTTCTTTAACATCGAAACTACAGTTTCTGCTTGGTTTAGCTTGAAAGTATTGAACCACCTATGCCCATAAGCCCCGTTTAGTGTTTTACCATCGTCGGAAAACCGATTCATACCTTCGTTAAAATGAGTGAGCTGTCTTAGGTTCTCGGAGCCTGCCATCATCCAGATAGCTTCTACTAGGTGGAAAAATGGATTAGCATCTCGAGTCTTTTCTAAAAGAACTCGCTCCCAAGGTTTATCGTAGACTGTCGTAACTGGGTGAATACACTCTAGTGTTGTCCCATTACGGCTCTCTTGTCTTCTAAAATTTACATCGCTTCTAAATAAATCAACGCCTTTTCTAAAAGCATCGTTAACATTGTTAGCACTAATCACCTTCATATAGGCTCTCCGTGTTGTCGATCATAATTTGTTCAATCTGAAGTAAAGAAACCCAACCAGTTCCTCCAATGTTTTTCTGTTGATCGTGAATCCATGCAACAGCATCTGACCACGTGTTAGGTAGGCTGTGGTCTTTCATACACATCTGCAGAAACTCGTGATATTTAGTCATAACCCAAGTAACTTGAAGACTGCTGATATCCATCAAGTGTTGCTTTAATTTGCCCATTTACTTTCTCCTTTATGCAAATCTTCGATTATCGGTCGGTCTCTTTTCGAGTAGTCGTAGACGCTACGAGTCCGTCCTTCCCCCTTCAAAATCCTAGAGTATTTATCAAACTCACACAGACCTCCTTCTACCTCTCTCATCTCAAACGGCATTCGATACTTAATCCGCAACTCCTCTTGGCAGATAGCGTAGAGTTCTTGCATCTCTTTATTCCAATCGTGTGAGCGTTTACAAAACCCGAGCGGTCTGCCTGTAAGCCTGTTTAGTCCTCTCATAGCTCCTGGGCCTGCGTTAGCCCAACTACAGATATCAGTAGCTTCGTCTAATATATAAGTGTGTCGTAGGTCAGTCACAATCTCGTAAGCAACAAACGGTCCGATGTACGGGTACTGCAGTAAAAATGCCCACGCTTCTTGTAGCGTAGTCATCTTTTCTAAGGAGGAGACTAGTCTCTCTCGCTCAACCCATATGTGAGTAACACACTCAGCAACCCCTTTAACTTTGTTCATGCGGTTAGGGGTCTTAACGATGTACGCCCCTGTTACCCATTTAGGCTGCTTGCCAACCTCTTCTATCGCTTTTTCTCTGTCCCAGTCGAGGTGTAGGTTATGTTCGAGTAGCGTTCTGCCCGTCTCGATTAGGTTAAAAAACCTGAAGATGATCGTAGCCATAACTACTTCAGGCTCTGCCGACAACGGTCTGCGTATGTGTGCTGCAAACCAGCGAGTCGTTCTGTCGTCTTCTCGATAAACTTGACAAAACTTAAATGTCTTAAAGATCTCGTCTTCAGTCCAAGGCGGGTCAGCGTCAGCGTCCTCTTTTTTACGTCGAATACTTTCTCGCTCCTCTATCCAATAAAGATAGCGGTCAACCTCTTCGTTTATAAAAGTCTTACCCTTTTTCTCAATCAAGCTCATATTCTTTTTCTCAAGATCCATGCGCAGTTGTTAGATACTTCTGGGTAAAACGTCGCGGCAACTACTCTAAGAAACTGTTTACCGTAGCGTTCTTGTAGAAGCTCGAACTGATCAGGCCATAACCGCCACTCGGTATCTTCCTCGTCTTTATGCATAGCTGCTTTTAGTTTAGGCATCTGAGCAAACGTACCAACTACAGACTGTAAAAACCATCCTCGAGTATGTCGAGTTAATTCTTTCTTGAGTTCTTCGAAACCCCACTCGTATATGTGGTCTTCAGGTAGCTTGTCGTTAGACCCGTCATGGTTAGGAGTAGAAACATAAATTAAACCTCCTGGTCGTAACACTCGATTAGCGTCATCAAGCCATGCTTGTATGAACTCACGGTTCATGTGTTCAATAACCTCTGTAGTCCAGAAAAAATCAATAGAGTTGTCTGGTAAGTCGAACACAGGGTTAACGGTGAGGTCTTGAATGTCAATCTGTCCGTTAAAGTTCTTAAACCAAGTGGAGTCTTGAACCAGCCCTGTGGGGCTAGAGTATCCTTGTTTCTCGTTGAGACAAGCAGGGTCTATGTCAACACCTCGATAAGATGCAATCACATCAGACTTCTTAACGGTGTAGGCTTTGTACAGGTTTCGTAGAACCCATATCTCTCCACACCCCGCCTCTAGTACGTTGATAGGTCTGTCAAGGATCTTCGCTTCTTCAATACAGAGCGAGGAGATCTTATCGTAACGAGTCATGTGTGTGATCTCGTCAGGTCGCCAGTTCCCTAGCATGTTTCCACTAGCAATATCCATGCGAGTGTTTTTACTGTTGTTTACGTTTTCTTCGAGTTTCTTTCTAATAGAAGCCATTACGTTCTCCACCATGTTGGTTTGCGGCTAGGGTCTTTTTCCCATTTAGCAAAATGTTGTTTTTCGTTTATTAAATACTTTTGATAGGAATCAAATACATCGTCTGACTTATATTCATCTGGCATTGCTAGTACAAAACCGTAGGGGTCCTCTATCTTAGCCAAAACAGAACGGGGGTTGAAAGGAGCCCACATTAGCGGCCCTTTAAGTCTGGAAGAAGCATGGCTTTTCTCGTAACGGTGTGTGTATTCGTCACATAGCGCAACGAAGTGTTTATATAGCCACCTATAATTCTCTCGAGCTAGTCGAACCCAAATACTACAGGGATGATTAAGATGTGCGGTTTTATATAGTTCGTGTTCGTCTGAATACTCTGACGAATATTCGCGCCACGCAGTGGACAACATCTGAGCTGACTCAAGTACCATCTTGACAACGTGTTTATCGCACAGCGTCTGGGCACTTATTACTGGGTCTGGGTCAGTAACAAATATATTCATTTATTTCTCCTTTCTTAGTAACTTATTCTACTTTACTTTTTATTTGAAAGTAAAGGAGTTTATAGTGGGTAATACTTTTGGGTCTGCGGTTCAATTAAAAACAAATTCTCCTTTGCCCGAGTTAACCCAACATAAAACACCCGTGATTCATCATCAGGATTTTGTTGATACGATTTAAACACGCGAGAAGATATGTCAGTAAGTAAAATGACGTTAGTTGCTTCTCCACCCTTAGCCGCATGGATAGTCGAAATCCGAATACGCGGCTCTTGTGTGATTTTTTCTCCCCTTCTCAGCATCGCTCGAATGTAACTTCGTTCTTTAACTGAGATTCCTTCGAACACATCGTACCAATATCCTTCTTTTAGCTGAGGAACGTGTTTCTTCAGTTCTTTAAAGGAAATTAAAGTATCAAAGTCGATTACCGCGAGAGAAGAAGGTACGCGGATCTTTAAATAATTTAAGACATTGGTAACTTCTATCATGGGAACAAGACCCTCTGCGCGGAGCGATTCCCAAGATCGGACTGCTCTAACTTTTTTCTCCGAGATACTAGCTCTGTTTTTGTTTTTAAAGAACCATCCCTCAGATCGGCAGTGGTCTTCAACATTTTGTAACAGATAATTAGTGCGAGCTAAAACCAACCAGTCACCTTCTGTCATGTCTACGTTACTAAATGACGACTCCCATCTAACCGCTCCTTTCTCTTCTCTAGGATTCCATACTTTATGTACCCGTGAGCTTACTTGTCCGATACAACGCTCGGCAAGGTTATGGATAGATTTAGGGATTCTGTAGGACTGTTTAAGAATCATCGCATCTTTAGAATTACGAATCAGATAATCAACGTCTGCCCCCGCCCAACGATAGATAGCTTGGTCATCGTCTCCTGCAATATAAATACGTTCTGCTGAGTCACACAGTTTTCTAACTACGGCCCATTGTAACGGTGAGAGATCTTGTGCTTCGTCTACGAACATCACATCTAATTTTGGAGCAACTCCTCGATCTAAGAATTGCTGTAACATGTCGGTGTAATCTAACAGTAGACGGTCTTCTTTAAACAGTTTAAGTCCTCTGGCAAACCGCTCTAGTTGAAACCAACCAACTGCGTCGTCTACTTCTTGCCACTGATCTTCTAATGTAGTCTGCCGCATCCGAGCTAGGTTCTCTATGAACAGTAGACGGTCGTCTTTCGAGATACCTGATATATGCCCCTCGTCTGAGGTTCCTGAACCAGATAATCTTAAATTAAGTTTTTCATTTAGATCGTAAAGATCTGATGATCCTAACACACTCTCTTTAGTCAACCCTAGCTGTAAAAAACATAACGAGTGGAGTGTGCGAAAATAGGGTAAT